GGCGTGGTTTCTAAGCCACGACCAGTGCTGGTCTGTCTTGCCCCTCAACTAAAAGTTGATATTACCCAAGACGTGGTGGTGCAGAGCATTACTCCACTTCGATGTGTGACCAGTGTTGCTTGCTGGTCGCCTTATTGATCTTTTTGTTTGACGATTACCATCATCATTCTGCTAGCTTCTACACATCAGGATTACATTCATCCCAACACGGTGAGGTCCGTGTTATTCAAGTCGCGCTTATATGATACTGTACAGCGTCGCTTGTGCCCACTTTGGTTGTTGCATGCTACAACAACATGGGTAGTCAGTTGTAAGCTGACTGGAAATAGAGTTAGTCCACATCAACAGCTCCTGAGTCGAGTAGGTATCTACTGACTTGTGAGCCCCCAATAGGTAGTAACTTGTTAATGGCAAATCTCGCACCTGTCTTCAAAACCTCGGTTGCGAAGTATTTTGCCTTGTCCCTCAGCGCCTTTTCCACTTGTGGTTGGTTTCCAATATGCAACCCCGCCCATCGAGCCGCTTTCTGATAGTAGCTCTTGAGGAGGTTGTTTTCTTCGACCAACTTTCCGGTGATTGACCCATTAGTAACCTCGAAGTTTAATGTAGCCTCGTAGTTAATGATCTCCTCAAAGAAGATTGCCTTGGTGGTGGCAGGTCCACTGAAATACAACAACACAGAGCCAAATTGACAATCGCCAAATGAAGCTGTTGATGTTGATGTTGGTCGAAACTCAGCCATGTCAACCAATGGAGGACATATGTAAGCTCCTGCTTCACGTATGTCGAGATTGATTGAGTCCGGGTAAGTTTGGAACGCGGAATTCGTTATTGGTGCGGAATTGATGATTTTTGAATCATCATCAATTGGGATTACAGTTGTAACCCCTCCAGTTGCTGAGTCAGGTAGTACGCACCACCACCTGATTCCGGCAGAAACAATTCTCACCTCATCCACCCAAGTAGGGAAGTTCGCCATAGCCCCAGTCATTGCCGCGGTTGTCGGAAATGTACTGTTTGCTGTAGCAAGTGCAATGGAGTTGTATATGGATTCATTTGGTCTGAAGTATCTGAAAGCATCACCAGCAGCACCTGTGGTTGCTGAGGCAGTGTTTCTGACACTAAAGGTCACCGTGTTAGGTGTGGATCCATAAGGACTCTTTGCGCCCCTAGAGTGTGGACAGAAGGGGTCTGTGATTGAACACAGACTGCTAACTGCCTTAGGATTAACAGATTGCTGTGGTTGTTTTCGTACAACTACAGCCCTATTACCGTTGTTATTCGGCTTACTCTTATTTTTCTTATTGGTCATTATATTCACGTCTTTTTGATATTTATTCTTTCCTTATTATTGTTATCGATTAAATATACTGATGGACGCCACTAGGACAGTATGATGCCACCATCGCATCATATTTCCTCTCAAGTACTATTTGCTCATCAGGTGTAATGCCGAATGCTAGGAAAAACGATACTCTTGTCTGTGACAATGGTGCGGTGCATTTTCTGTCCAACCCCACTGCCATCCAGTATATTCCGAGAGTCTCATCATCAACTCTCCTCATTTTTGTTCCCCTAGCCAAGGCACTATAGTATGCTCCTACAACTGGCATACCACCCATGGCTGCAATACCACATACTCCAATGGCTCCCCGATAGAAGTCCCATTGGCCTTTGGTTTGAACGGATTTTGTGGTATAAGCATCTCTGTTTATTACCACAAAAGGGTTGCGGCACATCAGCCACAACTTACCATCCCAAACAGGATGACATTGACAAAATTCAATCTCCTCGAATACATCAACAGGGGCCTCAGCCTCCATTTTATACCCATATTGAGTGAACCAGTCGTACAAGCCATCTAGTTTGCTTAAGTCCTTTTTGTCCACGAAGATGACACCATCGTCACCGTCGTTAACAAAACGAAACTTAATGTTCAAAGACTTCAGATAGTCATACACCAAATGAGTCATAATAATTATATTACCCATTGATGTATTCACGTCACCAGAACATCTAATACCATTTATTTTATATTTGATATTACCTTCTTCTGTGTAACACGTACCATGTGTTGTCAATTGCATTTTCAGAAGACACTTGAGTTTAGCTCTGTGTCTTCTCGGAGTATGCCGCAAATATACCCCGTGTTCGTACTTGAGTGCACTCCTACCTGTGTGTTGGTCAAAACGCTTTGCGTCTATGCCAACTGCCACTGGTGATCCGAATGCAGCCCAATGTTGTGATAAAGTTTCTCCCCTCTGCTCAGCATTTTTGCCCTTCATCACAACGGTGTGTCCATAAAGACTATTGATCTCCTCGTAGATCACTTTTTCCATTGGTTGCAGAAATCTACCCAATTCAAGGTTGTATCGTGGTGTTCTAGGTTGAATTAACCTAGGAACTTGATCAGGTTTTGCTATGATGTCAAATTTTTCATCCTTAACAAAAGCCTTGATCCACGAGTCCTTGTGCTCTATTGGGTAGTACAACAGAGATCTGGCAGCTTTAGTATATATTAGTTTCTTACGGCCTACATAGTGCTCGACAAATTCTGTCGAGGAAATTCTAGGGATAATACTTTCATACTTACGTATAGCTTGTCCAGCTCTGAGGTTAAAGGCGACTTGCGGTCTTATTGGCCTTTCTCCTCCTTGGTATACCAATCTCTCAACTAATGCCCTATAGTTATTAGAGTAACTATTATTGTGTATTGAGATACTGGTATAGATGGATTGATCCGTGAGCAGGATCAACCTCTTATTTTTGGGTGCTCCGTCTTTAGAACGGCAGTTCACTTGCACCCCAACATCTGTAAATGGCTGAATTTCACATGTTGAGTTGACTGCCGGGTAAGACCTTGGCCATTAACTCTGCTCCAAGGTGGTGACTTCACCACTTGGAACATGATTAATGTCCTTGGCTTTACCAGGTTTCTTCCTACCCTTCGCTCGCGCTCGCTTTTTAGTCTGGCGTGCTTTCACAACTTTTTCTATTGTTACTTCTGGCACTACTACATCCTGCGTTACTGGCTGCTCGGTTAGGACTTCTTCCTCGTCGACGGGGTCCGGTTTCTTTGGAGTATAGAGAGGGTCTAGTTCTCCAAATTTCTCGGGTGTCTCAACCTCATTATCATTAAATTCTATTGAATGATATTGTGGGTTGTGACGTTTTGCCAATGCTAATCTTTGTTTCAAAAGATTAACATCGACTGGCTTTCCAAAGAAAAGCCTGTAGATACGAGTTGATTTTCTTATCTTTCTCTCATCTACATAATCTATTATGTTAATTTCACTGTGGTAATTCTCGTTGATGGCTTGGTAGACCTTATCTCGAGCAGTATTAACTATACTAGATTCTCCTGGTGTAGGTATGTATGACCTTGCTATTGCTTCACTAATATGTGTTGCCACATCTGTGTGACGCATTGTCGGGCACGTGGTGGTGAAATGCCTATACAAAAATGTGTGAATAGCAGCATCATTTGCTGCTCTATTACTCATTTTAGGTATATTGAACTTAGCTCTCACTATAGCATCCACATCACGTTGAAACGGGGTCAGGTGTCTGAGATATTGCTCGAATGCGACAAGATTTGATGCTTGCACATCAAATAACTCCCTGTCACTCTCCTCCTTACGCCTAATCTCATACCACAATTCGGAACACCAATTCCTGACCCTGGTTTTCAAACTCCTACACCTCCCTAATGTTACATTTAAAGCCTTACCCGTTACCTTTTGGGTGGCTTTCCAACTTTTCGAGAATTTGCTTGGAGGTTTAACTTCTTCTTCTTCAGGTAAGTTACCTCCAGCATTCTCTATAATGAAGTACATTTCATTTAAAATATTGTTTAATTGACCAGCACGAGCATCTTCATCTTCTCCTACTGTACCGTTATCGGACGGGTGCCTAACATTATATCTACGTTCATTAATTTCAGCCATATTTTAAAGTTGGGGGGGGGGTTTTTGAATAATCGCATTAAACACTAAAGTGTTAACTGGGCAACTATTCGATTTAACAGTTATGATATTTTACAATATCTATTTGTCTCCACTACGCTTTTGGTTAGGCACACTACCCTAATTGGTTGGTTGAGGGCGACATACCCTGGTCCTCCAGGGGCACCAATTGGTTAGATTAGACCCCTAGACTATTTATTTAACGTGGCTAGCCTAACTAATTTACGCGACCACGTCCCCTAGTGGGAACGTAAAACACCATATAGAGGGAACCGCCC